ATTGGTTCTAGTATTTCTTAGAACTACTGTTGTTGTACAATCAATTTTTAATATATTATCCATTCTGTTGTGACCTATCTATTAAAGCATAACTTATGGCACCTTGTATTTTATTGCTGCCTGTTGCTGCTTGTACTGTTATAGCATCTCCCGCTTCTAAATTCAAGCCTTGAGGTGAAGCATTTACTTGTGATTTAGCTGCTATATCATCTCTAAAAAATTCATACTCAGTGCTTGAATCAGATGAATCAACTAAATTCATATTTACCACAATAGCTGATGATGCATCGTTGTTTGCACAATAAACACTTTTAATTATAATTGCCCCACTAGTAGGACAAGTAAGAACTGTAGCTTTGTTTGTGTCAGCTTGTTTAAAACCTTGATTTTTATATTGTATTGTCATGATAAAAAATAATTATATGCATCTTGTTCTTCTTTCAAGTCATTTTGAAAAGCAAAGTTTAATTCATTTTTAATAGTTACAATTGATTGTAGAATTTGTCTTTGATTGTCAATCTCGTATTGTTCTTTTGGTTCAGGTATGTATGAAGTTATCTTAGCCATTAGAAAAAACCTGCTGTATCATCCGTAGCAAAACCGCCTCTATCTCTACCTGCTATATCTGCATCACCTCTTCTGCTACCTCGGCCTCCACCACTTACACCCTCATCAGCACCAGCTGCTGCTTTTTTTTCTGCTTTTTTTGCTTTAAAGTAATCACTTAAAGTTGGAGATAAAGCAAATGTCGTACCCCTTAATCTTTGATTTAAACCTTTAATACCTTCAAGGCCACTTTTACCTATATTTTTTAAAAAACCATATCCTGGTACAGCTATACTCATTATTAAATCCATAATACCACCTGACTTTTTCTTACCTGTTAATGAATCTACTTGTTCTACATCGGCTTCATTGGCCACACCCATATTTGCAGGTAAGCTTTGTAAATCTAGAGTTGGTAAACCTGCTAATCTATTTGGTGCTAATTGCGGTTGAAGAAACATTGAATTATTATCTACAAATCTTAAAGTGTTTATTCCTCTATCAGGTTGATAAAAAGGTGTATTTGTTTCAGGCATGTATGTAGTAATATCCTGAGTAGGAAAAACTTGTTCAGTGCTTCTATTAAAAAAATTAATATTATTTTCTGTGTCTATTAAATTTCCTTGTGCATCAAAAGTTATTGCCATTATCTTCTTCCATCAGGTTTTGCGTCAAGTCTTAGTGTACCATAACGCCATGTTTCACCTACAGCATCACATTCTATTTTGAGTGCTACTAATCTTGCTCTTGCTCTTGTATCTACTTTATCAGTAGATGAGGTAACTGTAAAGGGTCCAAGAGAAGAACCAGATGCCGTGTTGTTAGGATAATCATTTAATAATAAAGTAATTTTTGAGTTACCTTCTAATAATTGAAAGTCAGGTATAAATCTTTTAACTGACATAATAAACTCACCATCTCCTCTAAAGTCTGCAACACCTGTTTGCATTCCTAGACCACTAGATCTGTTAGCTATATCATAATCCCCTGATTGAATAAAAGCATCGATAGAAGTGGTACCAGAACTGTTAACCTGATCGACTCCTATTTCTTGAGCATAGTAAGTTGATGCTCCATAGGTGTTTGTAATTCCTTGTATTGGAAAATTAGGTAAAGCTGTTTTATTATATTCAGTTGCATAAGGAAGTTCAAATACCCCTTGATCTAAATAACTACTTCTTGCAAGAGAACTTGTAGTCCATACATTCTCAGCGTAATTATAAGTTACACATCTATCTATTTGAGAAGAACCAAATTTAGGGTAGAACCAATTAATTTCATTGTATAAAGTATTATGCTCTGCATAAACAAGAGGGCCTGAAGCATAATTAATTCCAAGATGATCTCCACCTGTTGTAAATACAAAATCTTCTACCAAACATGGTAAATATTTCACTGTACCATCAAATTTAAAAAAACCTCCTTCACCTGACATCCAGTATACTTCACCATTAGAATAACTTAATGCATTTTGTCCAATACACCCACAGTTAGTTCCAACTTGTCTTACAGAAAAAGTAAATGGTGGTCCTACATATTGAATTACATAAGCAGCCAGATCTGTTAAAACTAAAGTGTAGTCTTTACCTGATACAGCAGCTCTAATCTCATTACCTTTATCTAATAAAAAAGTACCTGCAGTGTTAGTTGCAGTGGGTTGATATGAATTAAAATTTTCTTGATCACTAAATCTTATAAACATTGGGTTCTGAGTTGTAGAGCTACCAACAGTTGTCTCAGTTCCAAAATGAAACACATGTCTATCTCTATCTGATACTTGTGTAAGCCTAGATTTAGTAGGAGCATTAGCCATGATAGCTGCTCTATTTGCTCTTGGTGAAGCTGCACCAGCATTCCAAGTATATGTCTTGCCATTATGAATTGTTGCAACTAATATCTGACCAAAGTTATCAAGGCTCCAGAGGCCTGCATCTAAAGTTACGTTACTAGTTGCACTAGCAGTTCCCCATGTACTTGATCCCCATGTAGATGTTCCCCAACCTAAACCAGCTGTTTGAAAAGTTGGACCAACAATCTCATAAGGATTAACTGTAGCTGATCCAGTAGCAGTACTAGCACCTGCTGAGTTAGTAGGCATTGTAATTTGAAAAGTATTGTTTGTTTTGTTTAATACTTCAAAAGTATTATCTGTAAAATCTGCTATTGCATAACCTGAACTTGTAGGAACTGTTACTGCAGTGAAAGTTATATATCTTCCATCTAGTAATCCATGGCCCGTTTTATTAACTGTTACTGTAGGAGATCCAGCTGTAACAGTAAAAGTACAACCGGTAATAACATCATCATCTAAAGGACTAATGTCAAAAAATTCTTCGTCATAGTATAAAAATAAACCTTGAGAGGTTCCAATAGCTGCATATTTTTCTCCAGCTATAGAAGTAAAATCATGTTGTGCCCTTGCTACTCCAGGTAAAGTTTTATTACCTGTGGTTATCTGTGACCAACCACCTATTTTTTCTGGTAAACCATATCTAAATCTAACAAAATCACCGTCAACCCATTGTGATTCACCACCTGAGTCTGTAATTTGTTTATCAAATCCTGGCTTAAAATTAAGTTTTTGTAGCATATTAAATAAATATATATGCTTTTAAGTAAAAAAGCCATTATCTTTTAGATTAAAACTAATGCCATATTTAGTATTTTTAAATCTATGAATCTTTGCTTCGTGATCTAAAAAAGAAGAAAATATAGCAAATACACCTTCCTCTGGTTTTACTTTTTCATTAATCGCATCAAAATCTAAAGTTTGATCATGACTATTTAAATATAATACACCCGACCATTCATTCCCTCTATGGTTATGCTTTATAGTTTTGCCTCCACTAGAACAACTAAATCCCCAAGAATCAGCTAAACTGTATGTAGGAAAATTAATGTTAGAATCTACATAATCGATTAGTGTATTTAAGACACCTAAAAATTCCGGATCATTGTTAAAATGTTTCCAACTAGTCATTTTGTCTATTATGTTAGTCTGGTAATTTAAATTACCTTCTTTTTCACATCCCTCTTTAATTTTGTTTATTAAAGATTTAGCATTAATTTTTATTACACCTTGTACAAAAAAATAATCTATTTTAATTTTTTTTTCTAAATGTTTATGAATAATCATAATACTATATTCCAATCTAACTTAGATATTATTTCTTTAATGTTAATCATTTTTAAATTATTATCTTTTATATAATTATGTAGCTCTTCTAAATCTATAAGTAAATATTTATCCTTTATTTTAAAAACCATCTTATCTGCTTTTGTTTTTAAATGACTTTTTTTACCTACTCCTTCTTTAAAAGAACTTAAATTTCTAGTATCAAACTTGAACACTTGATTACTTTTATTTTTAATAATGCCGGAAACATCCCACAACTCTTTTTCTTGCTGTTCTTTTGTAGGGTATGTAACATCTGTTAGATAAGTTTCAATAAAATTAATATTCATTCTATTTAAAAGTAAAAACTATAACAACTCTAATATCTTTTTTAGGGTATTTTAAATAATGTTTATAGTCTTCAAAATATAAACCCCTATATTTTTTAGTTTCCACTTGTTTATATATTTTATTATCTTTTTCTAAAACCGTACTAGCTTCAGGATTATCAGTGCAATAAACTAATAAAGATTTATGTTTATATTTATGGTCAACATGACTAGCTGTTTTTTCAAAACCATTATTAAATGATATATTAACAGCGCATCTTAAAATTCTTGTACAATTTATTTTATGTTTCTCAACAAAGTCATATAGTATTTCTAATAGTGCAGTTGACTCTGAAGAATTTACAACAGGATAACTAGGATCATGTCCTTCTGGTCTTGTCACTGCTGTGTGAACCATGTAAATATGATTATCATTTTCTACAGAGTTCTCTTGAATATAATAAGGATAATCACTTCCTAGTATAAACTCATCTACATATTTTTTATTTTCTTCAGACATAAAGTTGTCATCTATTATTACTTTATTCATAATTTAACCATCCTGTAAGTATATATTTATTTTGATCTTCTGAAATAATTCCTCTATGGGTATGTGTCCAATCAGATGGCCACAATAAAGTTAATCCTTTTTCAGCATTTACTTTTAATTTTTGATTGTAAAATTCTGTTCCACCTTCTTTAACATTATTAAGATAAGTCATGAAAACCATA